ACACCTTTGGCAACGACGAAGCCTCCAGCTCGTCCGACTTGACATCATCAAAGCCTGTCGCACCGCCAAGTGGAAACTCCTTCGCATCCTTGTCCAACCTGACCATCGAAGCACAAGGCATCAGCGCCTTAATCTTCATGGTCTCCTTGATGACTGGCGAGTCCATGATCAACTCCAGCTCTTCCATCGTCCAGATGTGTCTGTTCTGCACATCAGGTCTGAACTGCTGGTACAGCGTCGCGTCGTGATGATTCCCAACGACCACCATCACCGACCCGTCTTGCATCTCATGCTCAACTGCAACTATCGCTGGCATCTCAGGCACACCGTTCTCGACCGCCCACGCTTCAAGAGCTGCATAAGCCTTGACCATCCCACCGACAGCTCGATCCAGCTTGACCTCATCTCTTGACTTGGATGCCTCAAAGACTCGTTCAGCCTGTCGCCACACCTTGATCCGAAACTCTGAGTCCACCAACTCGATCAAGCGATTGATGCCCCAACGCTTTTCGTGCTGTCTCTTCACCACAGACAGCTCAACTAACCTCGAATTCATAAATACATCAAAAGCATTCATCGGGAAATCTGGCTGTTTTAGACCACCAAGTGCTTTACTCAAACTCTTCTTAACCATAGACAACTCCATTTTTTAAAAATAACCAAATCGGACGCATTGCCACAATGGACAGGTGGTGTGTATTACATACACACACACCCCATCTGTCCATCGTTTTGGCATAGACAAATGGATTTTTGGTTGTCCATCCATTTGTCCTTGATATGTCCATTTGTCCACACTCATTTCTTGATCTGCACAACCACCGAATTAGATGATTTTGCGCCATCATCATCCGCATATACCGCCCAGCACAATTCACCATAAATGATTACTTTTTGTAAATCAGCAAGATCGGCTTTGACGCGATACCAAGCCTTATTTAGCGTTGCTGGCATGACATCGCTGCCCATGCGTTTCTTGAATTCGTCCCTCCATTGATCAATCTTTATGCACTTATTGCGCATCCCATCGACCACCTGCATCTCGCCAAACTTCTTAATTGCGTCGTGCAGACAGGACAACGCAAGCCGTTGATTCAATCCAGCGCCTGTCCTATTTGGAGGAATTGCTTGGTTAGGACGATCTGTATCCATCTCCTCATCTGGTTCAACCGCCAGACTGGATGCACCTTCAAAGTCCACGATTCCACTTGATCCAGTCGTGACCTCGACCATCTTGAATCCGATCCTCTGCCCGTCTTCCCCGTCCTTTTGCTTGCTGATGTGGAGTATTCCTTTTGGCGGTTGAGCGCCTTCTATGCGGATAATCTCCAGCTCTGTGTCTACTGCTCCGAGTAGTGAGCTGTGACCCCTGAGTCCTTTGGTTGCGTCCTTACCAGCGTGATGCACTACCAGCAAGCCACAGGTATACCGTTGCTGTATTGCACCTGCTGCTGTAATGAATGCACCCATATCCTCACTTGCGTTCTCATTACCACCGCCAAATGCTCTAGCCAAGGTGTCAATGATGATCAGCTCGAAGTTGATCTCTCCCACAGCCTTGAGGTCGTCAATGGCTGCCACTAAGTCTTGGAGGTCTGTCTTACTTGATCTGAGATTGACCTGCCGTCTCAGGAAATAGACTGGCGCTCCAACTGGTGTGTTGTGGTGCATCTTCAACGCCTTAATCCTTGAACCGATACCGCCATGACCCTCACCTGCGATGTACAGGACTGCACCTTGTCTAGTGATCTGGTTGCCAAGGAATGCTCTGCCTGTTGCGATGCACTCGGCAATGTCGAGAGCCACAAAGGACTTGAATGACGCTGGAGGTGCGTACAACGCAACAAAAGACTTCTGCGGTATGACTCCTTGTATGAGCCACTCGACAGGTTCGTCCTCGATGTCGTCCCATGCTTCGAGCTTGAATCCTTCGCGTTGTAGTGGTTGCTGTGGCAGCTCCAACTCTTGAGTTTCTTGCGTCTCCACAGAATTATTTAACCTTGCAGGAGTCGTTACATCCAGTTCACTTTGTATTGCTTGCGTGGCTTTTGTCAGGTCAACTAGCCTGTCCTTGTCCCCGCCATACTTGTAGACGAACTCGTATGCGTCCTCCTTCACCTCTTCAAGTCCAAGGTCCACCACTCGGATACTTTTTGTAACCGACTTGAGAGCTGCAACTGCTTTCCTTGCGTACTCCCAGCCGACCAGATCGTTGTCAGGGACTATCGCAATGGTGAGTCCAACTAGGTGCTTGACGACATCTTCGGGGAAGCTGCTTGCACCGTTGTGCGTGCAAGTCGCCACCACACCCAGAGACTTGAGAGCGTCGGCTGCCTTCTCGCCTTCGCACAAGAAGACTGTGCGTCCTGTCTTTCTTGCAAAGTCCACCTCTGGCAAGTTGTAAGGGACAATGTTCGCACCCGTCATTGATGCGTGCCGTCTACCGTTCTCGTCCACGCGGTACTGCTTGTATGTCTTACCTTTGGAGTCAAAGGTCTTGTAGCGTTGTTTTATGTGCTGTACTACCCCATCCTCGTCGGTGTAGTGCCACTCCTGTTCGAGCACAGGTTCTTGAGGTTTCGGTAACGGCTTGATCTGGGTCAAGAAGTCTGTCGGGTTCGGTAAGTCATCGAGCAGACCGTAGTCCTTCACCGCATTGAAGACCGACTCCTGAGAGCATCCACTAAAGCATTTGAAGAGTGGCTTGCCTTCGTCTGTCTCCGATACGCAAAGACTTGGATTCTTGTCCCCGTTACCTTGCCCGTGTGAGCTTACAGGACAGCTCGCCATCCATTGCCCGTTTACTCGTCTTGCGTTGCCAAGCGCTTGCGCTATTTGTTCGGCTTGCATCTTTGTAGTTTCTTTCTAAATTTGTTTTGTTAAGACTCGCCATGCTGTGGCTGCGCAAAGGGGTGCTTGAGCGTTACCGATGCATTTAAGTCTGTCCACCCGATTGGGAATCCCATCAACCATTCGTACAGGTTCGGGTTGATTGAATGTGGAATGTGTGTCCCATTCTTCAATGCATTCTTGTAAGCCCCAGAACCCCCGCAGTTTCCGCCTCCGCTTGGAGTCGTTGGTGTAGCCCACAATCCAGATTCTGTCGCGTTTGTGTTTTGCTCCAACATCTGCTGCTCCCAGCACTCCCCAGTTCGCATCGAACCCCATCGAGGCAAGGTCACACAGTACTCTGTCGAGTCCTCGAATAGTGAGCATTGGTGAGTTCTCAATGAATGCGTAATGGGGCTGTACTTCGCGAATGATGCGTGCCATTTCCCCCCAGAGTCCTGATCTTTCACCGTCGAGTCCTGCACGCTTTCCTGCTGCTGATATGTCCTGACATGGAAAGCCTCCTGTGACGACTTGGACCTTTCCCCGCCAAGGTTTGCCGTCGAATGTGGTGATGTCGTCCCAGATAGGGAATCTAGGTAAGAGTCCATCAGCTTGCCGTTGCAATAGAACTCTGCGTGGGTAATCTTCGATTTCAACGGCACACACGGTACGCCACCCCAACAAATGTCCTGCAAGGATTCCTCCCCCCCCCCCCGCAAATAATGCCAACTCATTCATGCTTCTCCAATTCTTCTAATCTCTGCTCCAACTCGTAGACCCGTTGAGCCAACGCAATGAGAAGCAGCATCCAAAATTCTTGTGTGTTTTCAAATGTCTGGAAAGACTTGTCTGATTTCATCTATTGTCAACATTGCGTTTTTAACGGCTATGGAATCTACCTTGTCAACTTCGACCAAGTAAATCCAATCCTTTAATATTTCAAATAACTGCTTCTCAAGACTTAAATCTTTCCAATGCATCCAACAAGCCCCAGAGCTTTTTCTGTAATTTCTACCGACACCAAATTTGTCGGGATGCTTTACAAAAATAACATCAGGACTGTTTGAATTCCACAAGAGCATCGCTTCTTTTATCTTCATGTTTTTCTTTTATTCCTTTAAAGGAAAAAAAACGGGACTGACCTTTCAGCCAGCCCCGTCTCTCCTAAAAGTTAAAACATCTCGTCGTCTTCGACGGCTTGAGCCATTGCAGTCTTAGGCGCTGCTTTTACTTGCGGTGCTGGAGCTGGAGCACCCATCGTTATCTTGCCGTCACTATCAAATGATTGCGAACCGTCGTCCACCGCATCCATGCCAGCAGGTCTCTCGATCCACGACACCACATCAAAGTTAGGGATTCTTGTTGTCCCTTTTCCGATCTTCTCTAGCGTGGAGGACTTGTACTCAATCACAGGTAACTTGCCAGCATTGGCAGCTTGACCCGCCTCGATTGCCTTCCACAGTTTTTCAAGCCCCATGTTCGGACCTGTCCCGTTTGCGCTCCACTCAGCGAGTCCCATCTCCTTGTTATAGAACTTGATGGAGAAACCGCGCTTGTGATCTGGTGAGGGTTGAGCACCTTTCTTTCCAAGACTTGCGTCTGGTTGCCAGTCGCGGACACCTTCTCCGAGGTGCATCCAACCAGTCTGCAACGAGTCAGTATCCACAACCATTTTCTTTGGTGTGAATTCCTCCTTGTTTGAGTTGAGCCATGCGTTTGCAGATGGCATAAAGCGAATGTAATTACCACCGCCAGAAGAACTAGATAGATTAAGCATTTGAGCCTTTCGAGTTTAAAAAAATGTTGCATTTGTTTGCAACTGTTTGGGGGAATGGATTATTGACCTAAAGAATAGTCACGCGCAAGGGTGAGACCACTAGACTCCTTGCGTGTTAACTTGTCAATTAAGTCTTTTGATTCTTTGGGCAGTAGTTTGGCTGCTTCAGATGGACTAATTAGTTCGCTAGAGACCAACTGATCCGCAGGGATACCAGCGTCGTGAAGTTGATTCTTTGCGTCGTTCTCGTCAATCCACTTGCGATATGCACGCTTTGGCTGCATCTGCCAACCCTTGATCACTTCACCTGCCTCAATGCGAGTAACAGCGTGAGCACGCACAGCGTCAATGAATTTCTCCACGAGTGGAGCGCGATCCAGCAAGTCCTCAATCTGCTCTGGTGTCAGCGTCACCATAATGTCTTTGATGTCGTCCTTGTGCATCTGAGTCAGATCAGGTTGCGCAGCAATAACCTCAAAGCCTTTGCGTTGCGCAGGACAGATTGCTTTTGCTGGACACCATTGGCAACCGTCTTCTGTTGGCGTGGGTTCTGTATCGCCCTTCTTGATTGCTTGGATCGCTGGAGTTAATCTTGTCGCTGCCCAGTCGTTTAATTCTTTGAATGTGATCTTGTGTGTACGGGGTTCACCGTGATGCGGTTGAATGATCGACAGCTCAATATTGCTGAATTCAATCTTTGCGTGACGCATCGCACCGATGGCATATATCTTCATCTGGTCTGAGTCAGCATCCACATAGCCTCTACCAGTTTTCAAGTCTGCAATGACCAGAGTTGACTTCTCGTCGTTCCATGCCACCACATCGGCAGTACCACCCAGCTCGATGTCCTTGTCCTTGTACACGGTGACATACTGCTCAACCTTCAATGTGCCAAGACGCAACTCCAAGTCCCTGATGTGGTTCACATGAGCTGCTGCAAAGTCAGCGTTCTGCTCGGTGATAAGAATGTCTTTGATGGTCTTACCTACCCAGTCATAGGGGCTTGAGTTAGTCAAGAATGCAGTCTCTGCCACCTCATGTATTGCAGTACCAATCTGCGCAGCTTCACCTGCTGGCTGGTAGGGGATGTCGGCACAAAGCCTCACAGATGCAGGACAAGAGAGCCAGCGTGTAGCTGCCGATGGGCGTAGTTTTATCATTAGTTGTTTTCCTGTAAGTGCAAAAGTGTGTAGATGCGACCGCGAACTTCATTGGTTACTGCGTGACCGAGCTGCTCTGGATCAAGTAACTCAGACAGCAATTCGTCCCTGATCTTGAGTTTGGTTCTGGTGTCCTCCAGCTCCCTCGTCAGCCAGACAATGTGCTCGCGCATTGCGTTGCGTTCTTCGTCGATCATTGTTGTCCCCTTAATTTAATTATCAATGACCATATAAATCCACCACTTGTCTTTGCTACAAACTGCAAAGCTACTATCTCAGGCATCAATGCACCAAACGCAATAGTAGGAAAGGCAATGGAGTCAACTCCAGCGCCAACAATATTTGAACCGTTAGCCCTGATAAACCAAGGCTTTTCAGATAGATAGTGATACGCCAATGAGTCAGCAATCATTGACAAAGTAAACGCAACAAATGAAGCAATAGCGATCATTCCTGTGGCGGGATTGAGTAGATATGAGACAGCGCTTGCAACCAAGATTAAGCCACCCATCTTGATTGGCAAATGCTTATGCTTCCATGTGTCGTGGAGTTTGTCTCTGATTGACAGGTCTAAACCAATAAGTAAAAAACTGTTAATGATGCTAAACCACGGTCCAAATATAGCAACAAGCAAATTAGCAACAACAAGTGCTGATATAAAAATAACGCAATAGATCACAAAAGACTTTCTTGTAGTGGTTTGTTTTCCCATTTAAGGGGCGGGTTTGTTGAGTCAATTCTCTTTGCCATGCAACCAGCACAAGGTGCGTGTTCTGCATGGTGTAGCGCGACATTAGTTGAGTCTGCACTTGCAAGTGGATACGGTCCTGATGCCTGTCCAAGCATTCTGAGACCATGCACCCAAGGTAATTTGCCAAATGTTTTGGACAGGGCATTGAATGCTTCGTCCATTCGTCCACACCACTTTGCCGTCCCGATCTGCCAGTATTCGCCAGCAGAGCCAAAGCAAACACGACCCCATTGGTCTGATATTTCAAGTAAATAGTCGATAGGCAGACCGAGATGCCAAACTGGTATTCCAAACTCTTTGCGGAATGGAAACGACTTAACCATATCTCTTTGCTGCTCCACCGTACCGTCAATGACATCAGGCACTACTGCCCAATGTGGATGCGCCAGCATTGGTTCTACCCATGCGTAAAACCCATCCCTATCAAATTGTATTCCTCTGGTGTAAGCACTAAATGCACCGTTGTCAAACATAAGACTTTGCCCAATTTGTAGGCAACGCTTTAAGTCGTCTGGTCTGGCGTAAGAAACGCAAAAATGCTTACCGCCCATAGTCTCAATGGCTTTGATTGGAGAGATAGGCGTACCGTGATAGTGAATCATCTAGCGCGGATTTTCTTGGCTAACCAGTTTGATTGCGTAGGCGCTGAGTAATGCGTAGCGTTAATTCGCTCTTCTTCGCAAAGCAAAGCACAGGCTTCGCGCTCGGCTAAGACTGCTTCTTCAATCATGCGTTTGACCAGTTCATGGTTATATGTTGCGTTAACTTCGTTCATTGCTTAGTCCCCCACATTGCGATTAGTACAGCTTCAGCGCGACCGTCGTGCTTAACCAACTTAAACCAGTCCTGCTTGTCTGGAAATAACTCCATTGCGCGATGGCGTGATGCGTCCTTGCCGTAGCCCTTGTTCATAGTCCTAGCCCAGACTGCTGGCTGGACATAAGTCACAGGTACTTGGAGCGCTGCTAATACGCCTTCAATGACACCAGCAGAGCGTCCAAACGCAAAGGTAGAGCTGACACCTTGGTTTGGCATTGAACCCACCTTCTCGACGGCTGCTTGCGTTGGGTTCATCTCCTTGATGATGCCCACCAAGGCTTGCGCAGACACTTGGCGCTTTGTCGTCTTACCGCGTTTGATCTCAACTACTGGCATATCGACGACAGACTCCAGCACGCCATCGACGATTAAAGCGATAGCACCATTATTCCCAACATCCACACCACAGCATCTAATTGACATCTTTGAATCCTGACCTTTTTCTTGATAAACCATAAACCAATGGCAATGAAATTTGTAATTTATTTGCTATATTTTTTATTGAACCATAAACAAACCTACCGTTTAAATCTTTTTGTCTTTCACTCAAAAGTCTTTTTATCGTTATGGCTTGAAGATTAGTTAGTTTTGCGTGTGGATGTTTTTCACAAGATTGCCAAGTTCCATGTAATCTTTTATGTGAAATATTTTCTTTTTGCGTTGCTTGTAACAAATTTAAAAAGTGATTGTTTTTTGGATTGCCATCAATGTGGCAAATTACTTTGCCTTCTTCCAGTGGTCCGACAAACATCAAGTAAACAAGACGATGAACAAAGAAGCGTTGTTTATTTATGCAGCATCGCAAATGTCCACCACGACATACTTCAGAAACGATGTATGTAAATTGATGTCGCTCTGGATGCGTTTTGTTTACACGACGACGCAAGTTCCCATAATTAGACAGCTCGTAGCGTTCAGCAAATGTGACTGTTCGCCACACTTCATCATTGATCATGGTTTACCAGCCTTCTCAAGCATCTCAATGCGCTTGGCAATGAGACGATCCGTAGCGGATACAAGTTTTTCAATGGAAGAGATTAAAGGTACTGTTTTGCCAGCGATCCATCTGCTCATTTGAGCCTGATTGATACCCGCCTCACGACAGATATCAGCCATCTTGAAGCCAGCATCTTCAGCTCTTTGCTTTATGTCTTGTATGTAGTTCATGCCTACAATGTTAACCTAAAATTAACATGTAAGGTAAGTAGGTAAAAAAAGGGGATGAGTCCTCTTACCCATCCCCTATCAAGGCAACTGCACCTCTTGCGGAGACATAAGGCACAGCCGACAGGGAAACTACACCCTGTCGGGACTGATTGTATTTGCGTAATAGTTGACTAAATAGTATGGGCTTGATGATTGAATCAAATCATGTATGATTCGCATATCAACAACCAATGCTAAGGAGCAAACAAAATGCTAGAAGACCTGTACAGAATCATTATCGAAGTAGAAGGGGTCACGCTCGTCTGCTTCCTCGAATATGAACCAGAAGAACTAAATTATGGAGATGCGCCAGATGTGCCTGAGTGCATGAATCTACTTAGTGCATCTTGTGGTGACATTGACATCGCCCACATTCTTATGCAGTCCATCGTGGATCACATCTGCGAAGAAGCCCTCACACAATTTAACTCTGAAAGCGAATAATGAAACACCGAAACTACACCGAGAACTTTGAAGTCGATGGTCCTTACCAAGACAACAAAATCAGCCTTGTTGATTGCGTCTTCATCTTCCTTGCTGGCGTAACCGTCGGTGTCATTGCATTTATCTTAATTACAGGAAACTAATATGTCAGTAGAAAAGAAAATAGAAGAGATAGTTCTTGGTTACTTGAAACGCGCAGAAGGCAGAATAGCCATCATGTCGCCACAAGACATTGCCAAACTGGTAAGAGATGCTGCACACAAGGGTGCAATGCTTGGATACGACGCTGGAATGCAGATGGCGCGACGCTCACACGGCAACGAGCTGGAGGTTGCAGAGTTAACCGTCAAAGAGTTGACCGAGCGCGTCAAAGAGTTAGAGATGCAAATGATTGCACAGCAATGAGTGAAATCAAAACTAAATGGGTGACACCGCCACCGTGGGTTGTACTACGCACCAAGTGCGAGACCCTTGGCGTGTGTCAATCAAAGGATAAAGTCTTCTGTATAAACTGCCCAAGGTTAAAACGCAATGCGAAAAAGAAGTAAATACAAACCCAAAGGTGTGCGCCTCGATGTCGCCACCTATGTCTTAAACGGTTTTAGACTTGTGTCCACGACTGGCAGCGCTGTTCTTGATCTAAAGATAAAGAACCACTCTGCCTTGGAAGCGCTTAGAACAGGTCAGGCAAAGCGCTACGACATTGACTCCATCATCTCTGCTCTGAATGTCTCCGAAGCCCTCTCACGCCTTGGCATTGGGCATGAGTATGTTGATGAAATAAAAGAAGGACAGGATGCCTTGCTGGAGTTATCGCGTCGCGGTATCAATAGAGACGACAGGTTCGTGGCGAAGGCATCCGAGCTGATGGCAATTAACTACGGCATGGCTTTGCACGACGCACAGCTCGACATCACCACCATCGCCCAGCTTGAGAAGGCACTTGATATTGTTATGAATGAGATAAAGTCACGCAAGGCTAGAGTCATTGAGGAGAAGACGGCATGAGCATAGAAGCAATGAAACAGGCGCTTGAGGCGTTGGAAGACATTAAAGACGACTGCTCTGGTTGCGAGTTCGAGTGGTCAAACGATTACCCATTGCAAGCAAAAGCATTCAAAGCCATACGCCAAGCCATCGCAGAGGCAGAGAAGCAAGAGCCTGACAAATACGTAATGGACATTGAATGTACCAAGTGCGGGGCACAGCAATCGGGAATTCTTACTGTCAACACCACACCACAACCAAAGCAAGAGCGGGGTGAGCCTGTGGCGTGGCAAGAGCGACAAGCAAAACGCATGAAAGATGGCGTAGTAACTGAATGGTCAAGTTGGTATCCGTGCCTCTATCGAACTATTGACCAAGCTCGAACATTAGTTCCTGACCATATTCCTTACGAATGGCGGCCTCTCTACACCCACCCACAACAACGCACATGGGTAGGGCTGACGGATGAGGATGACATTAATTGGGATGGAACAGGAAACTTAAAGCAGTTGGTCGAAGCCGTTGAAGCCAAACTCAAGGATAAAAATTTATGATTCTCAATCAAGGAAAAGTCGCTAGCGGTTTGGTAGATGAACTGCTAGAAGTTATACACAAGTATGACGAAACGCTTTACATGGCGACTGTCATTGGTTGCTTGGAGTTGGTGAAACAGCAGTTAATTAACGATTCTTTGGAGAATGAAGAATGACAAGACCAATCGGCATCTCAGTCCCTCACCGCAAGGTTGAGGACGACGACGACATCCAGACCTACAAAAGAGCGTGGGTATCCCTTAATGACGAGCAGATACACAAGTGTATTGCGTATGCCAAAGGGGGCTGCGACATCGAGCAGACCGCTAAGAATATTGAATTAACACTCAAAGGACTTAACTATGATTGAAAATATATTGACCATCATTGTCTTGCTAACGCTTGGCGCTGCCATTGCCATTGCTATCATCTTTGCGGTTCTGTACTTTGGACACGAGGACAGATGAAACCAGTCAGGTTGCCCCGTCTAATTTCCCTGATAACGCAAAAGGGATACACGGCAGTCGAGCTGGCTGAGATTCTCTTCTGCACTATCAGGTCCAGCAGAGACATGATCGCCAAGCTACGAAAAGAAGGCAATGTCCACATCCAGTCGTGGCGTAAGACGAGCGTGACGCAATGGTCTGCCGTGTACCGCTACGGCATCGGAGTCGATGCAGATAAGCCAGAGCCTGTGAGCAGCAGCTCACGGTTGCGTAAGCACCGAGCCAAAGAAGATGCAGACGCAAAGGAAAGAAGACTAACCAAGCAGAATCAACTAAGACGCAAGATTAAGCGTGACCCGTTAACTGCTGCATTCTTTGGTGAGATATGAAGACACACACATTCGCTTGGCAGTCCGAGCACCCGTTCAAGCACTTGGTAATAGATGACTTCTTCCCACCGCAATTAGCGTTACAAATATCTCAAGACTTTGACACAGTAAAAGACTTCTGGGTGCATTACAACAATGCACTTGAACACAAGTCAACCATGAATCATTGGGGTGCTTTTCCAGCAAGTATCTATAAAGCAATGCAGCACCTCGTCTCGCCAGACTTTGTGCAACAAATTGAGCACCTGACTGGCTGCACGCTCTACGCTGACTCTGGTCTGCATGGCGCTGGGATGCACAGACATATCTCTGGGGGAAAGCTCAACCCGCATCTGGACTACTCCATACACCCCAAGCTCCTGCTTGAAAGACGGTTGAATCTAATCGTGTATCTGACACCAGACTGGCACAAAGACTTTGGCGGTCACTTAGGGATGTGGAGCGAGACATCCGATCTCGTAAGAGAAGTGATGCCTGTATTTAATCGTGCTGTTTTGTTTGACACAACAAACTCATTGCATGGGCTCTCACGACCTGTCCAATGCCCAGAAGACTTTGCACGCAAGTCCCTTGCGGTGTACTACTTGTGCGAGCCAAGACCGCAAGCAGAGGAAAGATACAGAGCGCTGTACTCTCCAGCAAAGGGTCAAGAAAATGATCCTAATGTGCTGGAGCTTATTGCGCTAAGAAGTCGTGTTTAAGGTTTAGGGGGATGCTACTTAATTAAGCCTTGAAACTGTGGCATCAATTCGTAATCACCTTGTGGTGTTGGATATGATCTTTCACGAACATCAAACACTTCGGAGAAGAATTCGCCTTTATCGCCACGACCTTTGGAGTATCCAAGGACTGCATCATGCCCAGCATTGCGCACAGCATTGGCGACAGCATTCTCTTGTAATGCGTAAGTTAGTTGATTCCCATATTTTGAGTTTTCAACAATGTAATCTGCTAAATCAGGATCGCCACCGTATTTTTCTAAGAATGCTCTAGTCTTTTCTACTCTTTCAAAATCTGGTGTTCTATACCCAGATGCAACATTCAATGCTTCATTTCGCATTGTTTGATATGAGCCTTTTCCAAGCAATTGATCATATGCAGATTCTGGAGCTTTACCACCAGTAGCACCTTTTACAAATAATGGATTTTTATAAAGAGTAGAACCTTGTATTGGCTCACTCCCGCCATAACCTTGTTTCCCTTTATACACAGAAGCACTTTGACTTTCTGGAAGATAGAACACACCAGTTCTTACAGACTCCATGCCAGACTGCTCTGGCACTTGTTGTCTCTTCACATTCATCAATAAACCTTCTGGCGTAATTGCAGCAGAAGGTTCTTGCGTAACGGCATTAAGGAATTCTTTGCTTGTTGGCAAATTGACTGGCATATCCATTTGTCTTACGACACTTGGCGGTACTATTCTCATCGGCTGCGGAGTAATAGGTGCAAGCAGACCGCCTTCACCCAGCATTGCACGATTGATCTGAGAACCAACCAAGCGACCAGCTCCACGCGCAGCAGGACTAGCCATAGGCGCAACCGTCATCATGGCTTCAGCCGTCTCTGGCTTTAGCAATGGCACATTGGCTTGACCTATGTTCGTCAACGGTTCACCGTAGGACATACGCTCAATGGTCTTAGGTAGACCAGTTGACTCAAGCAGACTAGCCAGACCCTGCATCTGCTGGGTGCGTTGTGGTGACCTTAAATAATCGTAGCCACCATAGAGCAAACCAAGCAAAGGGTTCTGCGGTGTAGCGCCAATGTAGTCAGCCATCGTCTTGTCCCTTACTGTCTGCTAGGCAGCATATTGTTGAGTTCAATGCGATACGGTTCTGGCTGTGCAGTCTGGGTATTAAGCAGACCAGTACCGCCCACAAATCGCAACATTGGATCGACTGGTGCAGCCATGTAGTTAAACAACGGGTCTAGCGTATTGCCATAAATGTTTTGCATTGCTGGTGAGAGATACGCTCTGGTAGCCAAGGGAGGCACACCAAGCGAGAGCATAGGACCGATCACGGGTTCACCTGTTAGAGCTGTACCGCCAACGACAGACGCGCCAAACTTGGCTGGCATTGAGGTTAGCAGACCCATCATTCCAGCACGCTCAGAAGTTCCAGAAGTCGGCACTTTAGCCTTCAATGCAGACTGCGCCACATCTGCCAAGTCGGTCAATGTCTGAGCGTTTTCACGACCAAGAATCTGTGGCAGCGTCGTGGGGGATGCCTTGACATCCTTAATAAGATTGCGTCCAAACTTGGTAATGTCCATCTCACCTGTGGGAAACATTGAGGACTGCTGGATGTCTGCAAGGATTGCTTGAGACAGAGAGCGCTTCTCAGCGTCACTCATCAATGGCAGAACCTTGTTTGCTAACTGGTCTTGATTGCTAATGATGTAATTCACCGCAGTCTTGTCTGTGGTGTTCTTGAGCCTGTCGTTTAAATCCTTGGCTTCACCGTAAGAGCCACGCAATTCTTTTAACTTTATGATCTGATCATCTAAACCAGCAGCTCTGAATGTCTCGTCTCTTGCGTCGTCTAAAGAAGTACGCAAAGCTCTGAAAGCCTCACCGACCTTAGTTCCCTTGTTGTTGTAAGCCAAGTCACTAAAGAGTTGGCGCTGGTCTTGGTAGTCGTTACCTGCGATAGAGCCTTTCTGCTGGTAGCCAAGAAACTCAAACTCAGGGATGCCACTATCGACTAATTGCTTGCGAAAGCTCGCCTCCATAGCCCTGTAATTAGGGCTTGTAGGCTTGACTCCTGATTGCTGTAAGGCAGAGTCCACCATTGACTTTAGTTCCTCGTTTGGCTTGCCAAAGTAGAACTGCTCAAAGCTCTCAAATAGTGGGTCTTTGCGTAGTGCTGGAGGAATAGAAGAGAGTAATTTTCTAGCGCCAAGGATTGACTCTTGAAACTTAGGTACTTGAGCCAAGTCAATATCAGTCTGTGACGCGACTTGACGAATACCGCTACCGATCTTCTCAACATTGCGTTGCGCTGCACTCTTGACAGCACTAGCGCCAGAAGAGAAAGCCGTGTCTGGTTGCGCTGGCATACCGCCAAAGATGTCTGCGACCTTGTTGATGATGCCTTGCGCGTAGTCTGACTGCAAGCCATATCGTCTTGTGAACTGACCAGCAGAAAACGGCAGAGTCGAGCCAGCAGCCTCAAATATCTGAGCTGTTCTGCTTGTACCTCTTTGCGCTGGAGTTAGAGCTGTCTCACCAGTAAAGCCAAGTCGTCTAGCCTTATCAGCAATGCTTGCTGCGCGTGCTTCTGCACCAGTTGGTGCTTGACCGCCTCTTTGACCCATACCAGCACCGCCAACGACTGTCGATGCACCCATCGATGCAAGCATTGCTGGGATAGTGCCTAGTGGTTGAGCTGCTTCGGCAGCGACCTGACCAGCAGCGCCAGCAGGCAATGCAACGGCTGTCTGAGCGAGAGGTCTTTGCGCCATCTGCTGAGTTATCGCTCTAGTAACTGGTGAGACGGCAGTCTGTGCCAGTCTCTGTAATCCCGCCATCTGTGAGGCAGTACCGCCCATAGCGCCTAAACTGGTCTCAAAGGCACGCTGACCAGTAGTCTCTGCCTTTGGTACTCCAGCGCTAGTTAAAAGGTTCTGTATAGCCTGTGATGGCGGTGTAACCCTACCGTATTGACCGCCAGTAACTCTCTCAGCGCCAGCCGTTGCGGTATTGAATAAGGCAGTCAATGCGTCACCTGCTGGCAACGCCAAAGAGCCAGCCAACATCCCGACTGGACCGAATGGCGCACCCATCAAAGCGGTAGCTAAAGGAGGAGTCAGACCACGAATGGCTGCGCCTGTATAACTTCCAGCCTCTGGAGCTGACTCAGACCTTAAACTGCGTTGTGGTTGCATTTGTGGAAAGACTCCAAACGCAGCACCATTAGGACTTGTGGATTGACTTGCCTTTGAAAGCACTTCGGCAGCAGCACCGTTGCCGTAAACCTCATCAAACTTAGGCGCAAGGTCAGGACGCTGGGTTAGCAGGAATATGTCTTTTTGAGTGGGTTTTGTTGCCATGATTAGTTCCCAAATGGGTTAGACGGCACATACTTGAATCCCTTGAGACTCTTGTTGTTGGCGTAGTAATAGTTCTCTTGTTGTTGCGCATAGTCGGCAGACTTAACAGCCAACTTCTTAATGTCTTGCAACGCTTGAACCTTAGACTCTGGCGTGACACTTGGATTCGCCAAGTCACCGACAGCCTTGTCGTAACGCTTTGCGTCAGCGTCAGATGTCGGACCACTAAACTTAGGGGTCTTCAACGCAAGTTGTTGAGACAGTTGAGTCAATCTGTCGTTTGCTTCCTTAGCAGTTGTAGATATTCCCATAGCTCCAATTAAGCCTTTAGCACCAGCCTCAATCTTGCCTGTGTACGCCTCAGATATTAGTGGTGCAGCACGATCCGCAATGAATGCGCTATCTTCTGCTGATTTAGCTTCTGCCATAGTCTTTTGAACCGTGTCAAATTCCTTCTTCTGCGCATAGGAGAATGTCTCTGGCTTATTGGCATCTGCTTGTTGACGAAGTGCAAGCAATGCAGCAGCTTGTTGTTGAGCAAAAGTTCTTGCTTGCTCTAAACCAGCAGCAGTCTGCGCAAACTGTGATTCTTGTTGCGTTTTAGTTTGCTGGAACTGCTGCGCATTACGAACACTCTCGCCAAGTTGACGAATACGCTCGTCTGCCTTCTCAGGATCAAGTGTTCCAGAAGCATAGCTCTTCTCATACTGAGTTGCTATCCTTCTAATGCTTTCAGGAATTGTTGCGTCTTGAGTAAAGATCGCAAATGGATTCTCTTGTGCGCCAGTCGTTAAGAACCCTGCACGACGCAAGTCTGGGACTAACTTAGATACAGAAGCCAATGTCGCTAACGGGTCAGAAGACAAAGCCGTCAATGCTTGCAGTTTGCTTGGATCAATGGTTATCTGTCTCTGCGCTGGTGTGATCTGTGCATTGGGCATCAAGTTGCCTTCGTCATCTCGCACAACCCTCGCTGGAATCCCAGCAATAGTCATCTGCTCTGGAGTAATCGTCTCTTTAAATATTTGCGGATACAGCTTGCGCATCTGCGCTGCACGATCTGCTTCTTGTAACTTCTGGCGCATCAACAAACTCTGCACAGCACCTTGCTGCGCTTGCTGGTATCCCTGAGAACCTGCTTGTAGAGCACCGCCAAGGGCTTGACCCAAAGAGACAGGTCTCTCGCTTGGACCGCCAGCAGAGAGTAATGCTGCTGCTGCTTGCAGCAACGCTTGGTTTCTAATTCCACTTTGCTGGTCAGCACTTAAATAGTCTTCGAGACCAGTACCGCCACCGCCAAAGAGTAAACCGCCAAAATCTTGCATTGTTGCCATGATCTACTCCTTAACCTAAGAATCCAAGCAGACCGCCTAGACCAGCACCATAGCCAGCGTACTCGCTACCAAACTCTTTGCCACCAATCAATGATCCTAGTTGAGCACCACCCAAAGCACCGCCAAACGCTGATGCAGATGGGTTTCGATAGATTGGTGTTGAGGTGCTTTCACCGATCCTTGCAGGTTGCAAACTCAATGCGCCTTGTGCTATGTTCAAGCGCTCTAGACCTAAGTTGCGTTGTGCATCGAGCTTTTGCTGCTCGTACTGCTGCATCATTTGTTGCTGTGCCAAACCTAAGTTCTGAGCCTGTGCAAAGCCACCCTGACGAAGTTGTGCAGCCAAGTTGCCAGCATTGCGTAGAGCTGCTTCGTCTACCAATGATCTGGTTACTGCTTGGCGTGTACCGCCAAACGCTCCTGCTGCCGTAGCCCTTGCACCTTCAGCAGATATTTGTCCTTGACGAGCACGCTCAATGTCAGCCAATGTGTTTTGCACCACTTGGTTCTCGTAAGGGTTCATGTATTTTTGAACCATGCCGAGGTTGTACTCAGCGTATGGTGCAAACTGTCTTTGTCCTAGACCAGCAGCAGTTTCTCTGGCTTCGCCTAAATTGCGTAAAAATGCAGCTTTAATATCTGGGTCAATGCTAGTCGTTGCTGTGCTTGATGTTGGTGTACTTCCACCGAGAGCGCCAGTTGCCCCTAAAGCAGCAGCACCAAGCCCTAATTGTTGAGCAGTTGACAAATTACCTAAAGTGCCAAGTAATCCAGTAGATGCAGCCTGATCTTTGTTTACTATTTCATTTACTTGTAGTGCAGTTAATTCACCAGCATTCGTAACGGCTGAAGGTGTAACGGCTGGAGGAGTAACGGCAGCAGGTACGCTTGATGCACCACCAGAAACAGCATTAACAACACTATTAGCATTAGATGCTGCACTTACTTCTGGAGGAATGGCTGGTAAAGTAAAACCAGCATTAACAGCACCACCAGTACCAGTACCAATAGCAAGATCAGTAGCTGTTAAAGCTGCTTCTGCTGCGCCAGCATCAGCAACCGCAGCCAAAGGTACTGTGCTACCACTTGTGGCATTTATATAAGCCCCGATCTCTGGTGCGTAGTAGTAACCAGCAGCAAGTAATGCTGCCGTAGTCCAACCTTGAGGACCAAGCGTATCGCGCACTCCCTGATCGATGCTTACGCCAACATCGCTCACGGTGTCAATAATGCCCTGACCTGCTTCACCAATTTCGCTTACTACTCCACCCATATCAATCTCCCTTGTTACACCTTGTTGGTGTAGATAAAAGCCTTAGAGCCGTCCAATAGTGATATTTGACATTTCTCAGACCAGCCAAATGACTTGGCAAATCTTACAAGTTTGATGTCTTCTTCGCGTATCAGCGCGACGAGAGGCTTCCCAATTAAATTCTCAATCAGAGCAATGCTCTTCAAGCAGTCCTTTTTGACTCCAGTAGACCATCTCTTAATGTCCACATGAATCCACAAATTACCCTTAAAAAACTCCAAGTACACGGTGTAATCCTCTCGGATACATACAGGTACTTTCCCCGCCCTTAATTCTTGCGTCAATTCTAAGTCACCGTTTGCCCATTGCGACAACATCAAATCGGTTCACGCCAACACGCCAGTCCTCTAGAACTGCCCCCGTGTACCTGACCTTGACCTGCCTTGCAGCAAACCTCACATCTGTCGGTTGCGCTGCTGCATACGGTCCAAAAGTCGTCTCAGTCGAAGTCGGATACATCCTTGTTTTGAAGGAAATCACGACCTCGCCCAAGGTTTGTTCGTCTGGGATAACCTGACGCACCGACATGATGTTGTCACCGTTACCAATCTGGTAAGGACCTGACTCCACGAATGGGGAAGCCCCGTCGTATGCGTATCTGACTTCGTGCTCATAGATGTATCCGTCTGACGAAATCATCAAGGGATAGGTGAATACACCGCGATCAGTTCCAGTAGTCCGAGACAAAGTGCCAATAGCCCAATGTCTTTCGCGGTAGTTATAAGTGACATAGGAGTCGTTTTCATTGCTGGCGCTTGATGGATAGAACCAAATGATCTCACCGTACTTTGAGTTGTGTACTGCGTAGACCTTGCTTGACTGGTTGTAGTTGATGTTCTGGAAAACATAGTCGCCAACATCTGAAGGCAATGGTCTGACATAACCATCGTATACAAAGAAGCCACTCTTAGACATCCAGATCGCTGCCGTATCAATGGCTGCTACGGCTTGCGAGCTGATCACGCCACAACCTGACCCTGCCTTCTCAAAGCTGTACACATAAGGCAGACCAATGTAGCTGGCAGCGTGGACATCAACATCGGTAAAGATCAGATTGATACCGCGCACGCGCTTACCGCATTTGATAGAACCGACAGAGTTAATCTCAAAGCTACCTGCCTGATTGGTAGCGGATGGTGTCCAGACTGTATTGTTTTCCTGATCGCACCAAGAGACCTTGCGTGGGTTACCTGACGCACCAAGTCCGAAGACAAATCTTTCTGCCGTCGTCATCACAGCTTCGCAGCTTGTTGGCGCGTTAACAATAGCGATTGCCTTTGTTGGCGTGACAAAGCCTAGTTGCCACTCAAGGAGCTGTCCGTCAGCGTTGGAGCACGCAACCAAATACTCGCCCCATGAGTCCATTGACCAAGTAGTCGCGGGGATTATTCCTCCCAAGTCTGGACGCGCCACACCGTAAGCAAAGTTACCGTAGGTGCTATATCCGTAGCCAGTCTTTAGCGTCGCGTCCGTAATGCCGTTTGTGAAGGTTGTAGGAGTGATGTCTTTTAAGACACCCGCCTCACTCATTGCGTACAACTTCGTGGGCGTACCAGCAGCGATATACCGTTCATCTGCATTGGTACGCCAAGTCAGCATTCCACGGGACACGCCAGTCATCTGTGAGGTTGAGCGCTTACGCCACCCGCCCACAGGTCTCAGCGTGTTCTCAAACCATCTGATAAGGTTCGAGTCGAACCAGCGCCCCGCAGACTGGTATTCTGTGCCGTTGCGGTAGATTCCTGCTGGGATTTTTAAGGGTACGAGTGCCATAGGTCAATTATGCTGAAAGATTTGACACAAAGGTAACCGTCGCAATGACCGACGGGACTACAGGTCTGGTTGGCGTGGAGCTGGCAGCGTAGTGCTCGATGTATGCGCCAACATCTGAAGTGCGCCACATGAGTTCAACATAGTCATTTGTGTCAAGACTTACAAAGAAGTTGATTGCACAGATAACATGAAATGGGTCTCCTAAACTCTTTCTCGGTGCTAGTCCAAAGCGTGAGTTTGACTTGTCGATGTTTGTGCCGTTCTTGCGAAACCAGATGTCAATGTCTACCGACGCATTCGTCGTGTTTACTAACTGCACGCTAAATTGGATGTTATAAATTCCAGCCTGAGACACATTCAGCCTTGACGAGTTAGACAAGGTTACGCCATTGTTGAAGTCAGTTGTGTCAAAGGTTATGGCGTAGGCAGTTGTGGTGTTGGCTGCCGTCTGGTCTGTGCCGTCTTGGAATGCCCCGTAAGGGTTGTTTAGAAACCTACCACCGCGAGGTGACGCAATGGATTGCAAGGCATTGGTTAACTTCAAGAAGAATGTACGCAAGGCAGCATTCGTCTGTGAGACGGTGAGTCTGTCGTAGCTATCTTGCGGATTAGGCAGGTCTGGCGTGGCAGGGGTCTGGAGCTGCTGATAAAGATTCGTCATAGAGCCTTGTTGTACTCGTCTTGAGTCAGCAAACCGATGGCGTACTTATTCTGAGGTCTGAAGATGGTGAGTTTCTGCTGACGCAATGCTGGCGCAAAGGAGATATGAGTCCAGCCCTTGTCGCCAAACTCGTGGATCATCTGATCAAACTTAATACCTGCTGCATCGATAGCTTTGCAGACATCCAATGGAGTGCCAAAGCCTCTACACACAAAGTCAATAGCCCAGCCGTCCATGTGACTCGATACCTTGCTACCGCCCACCGCCACATTCACCTCTGGCAAACGAATCCATGAATTGATGTTGATAGGCTTACCAAGTAGCTCTCTGACCTTCTCCATGCCAGCAGCAGCCACCTTCATGTTCTCAAGTTGCTGTGGTGAAGGCTGGTTGCTGATACCGAGCCTTGTGGCGGTGTCGGAGTGCGTTGCCTCCTCAAGTGTGAAGTGTTCACTTAGTTGCATCGTCTTCTCCAACAATAGCCTTCGCAATAGCAGTCGATGCCTTGCGTCCTGAGATACCGCCCATAGTGCCGACACCCATAAACGCAATGGCTTTCAAGATTTCAAGGAATACACCGTCGATTGGTGCAAGTTCTGGGTCTTGCTTCTCAAACCCGATCAGGTACAAAACACCAAACGCAATGCCAAGAACCATTACGGTAATTGACTTGACGACGAATGCCCAGACTTGGACTTCGACCTCTTCCACAGTTGGCTTCGGACGAATCACTTTAGCCAGTATTAGTTGCTTTAAGAATTCAATCATTTGCGTTTCTCCATTACCTTCTCAACAGTACGACCACCAAAGTAAGCCAACATGATCAGTTGACCCCACTCACCTAATAACTTCACATATGTCTCATTCACATTGACGCTGAATGCCGACATCATGGCAAACAGAAAGTATGCGCTAAGAATCGCTATAAGGGTCAATGGACGAATGTTTTTGGATAGGTAGGAGTCAGACTTCATGTCTGCTTCCCAACGCTTTGTAACGGCTTCTAATTCAGCCTTGGCAAAGTCTGCCTCTACTTCCGCCAGCTTCGCAGTTGCTGCTGGATCGCCAGCAATAGCCTTTGCAACGGCATCAACACTATCAGACACGCCAAACTTACTAGCCAAAGCGGTAACAGCAGCGCCACCCATAGGACCAGCGACAGCCATTGCCAGCGTGGGTGCGACACCCTTGAGAAGATTGAGTAAGTCATTCATTGCTCTGCCTTTCCATTAACCTTAATTGTCGGTTGATTTGTCTCTCTTTTTTCTCCAACCTCACCTCGGCTTTTTGTATCTTGATCCACATACTAATCAAGACTGGCGTGATGATTAAGATAATAGTCAGCATTACACACACAAGGATCAGAATGCTTCGATAAATGAATTTATCCATACTGCGTATAGCCAAGAAAC